ATTGCGGTTTTGAGCCGTAAAATTGCTAACACGCGCAAAACTTTTCTCCATCAAACTTCAGCCGCTCTCGTCAAGCAATATGACGGTATTGCGATTGAAGCGCTAAACGTGAGCAAAATGGTGCATACGACGATGGCGCGATCCATCCACGATGCATCCTGGAGCGCATGGTTTGAAATGTTGAAATACAAGGCTGCAAGGGCTGGTGTTCAACTTATCGCCGTCAATCCGCATAACACGTCACAACTTTGTTCTGGTTGCGGCGCGATTGTGCGGAAACGGTTGCAAGATCGCACGCATGCATGTTTGGAGTGCGGATTGATTCTTGATAGGGATCACAATGCAGCATTAAACATCCTTGATCGCGGTTTTTCGGGCGTAGTGGCCCGAAGGGAGGCTAACGTAGAACAGTGGTTCAAGCGTTCTCCTGAAAATATCAGTTTGGAGATTTCAAATTGAGTCACTACCGGAAGCACTGGCACGCGGCGGCTGTTATCAGACAGCTTATCAACGCCTCGCGGAGAAGGTTTTGTAATATGCCCATTTTGTTTTCCGCTCACGAAAAGGTGATCCGCTCATCACGTTTTTCACTTGTGCCTGTTGCTTGTTTCACTTATGGTTGCGTTATCGGCATCATTCTTTGGAGGTTTTTATGACTTATGACCTGGATACACTGATCGAACTTGAAAACTTTTTAGGCCCCACAGCCCTCATAACCCTCCGCGATCTGCATGCGGCAGGCTATCACGTGGTTAAGTATGATGTAGATAAACATCCAGCATCAGCGCCATCACCTCGCAAGTTTAAGGTTGGAGATTGCGTGAAAGTGCTTACAGGATATTATGGAGGTAAGATTGGAGTTGTAATCTTAGATGACGGTGATCCAGAAATTGAAAGCCCATACCATGTTAAATTTGAGGACTTTCGTTATCCTTGGGATTACTGCGCTTATGAACTTGAACTTGTCACGGAGGCAAAATAATGCTTAGTATTGCATCGTCAATTCGGCAGTTAAAACGCCGCCAATGGAAAGAAATTGCATATCAAAGTGCTGATTTTGGCGGTATGCACGCTTGGTATTGGCATCTTGCCGCTGAAGAGCAAGATCGGCTAAAAGCAGCCGTCAATAAAGGTTTGATCTTGATGGCGCAAAAGCGCGTCGGTGAATCAGACTACCGGCTGCTTGCACAGACAACGCTTGAATGGGAAAGAGGATCACGGTGATGGACTTACGCAATCTCTCAGTTTTGGCTTATGCAAACGGCTTCACACAATGGCATTACCGCGCTGATGATGACCGTTTTCAAGATTTCATGGATACGGATTTTTGGCAGGGAGCAGGTGATCTTCTGGAACCTGGACATATAATTTTTGTCACCTCACCCAATTTTTTCTTGCAAATTGCGATCCTTCAGGGTAAACAAAATATGCATTTTGCAATCATACAAAGTGCGTCCATAGGAGATAAGTGATGGCTGAATTTACAGACTGGGAAGTCGGCAAGACGTATAAGACGCGGGGTGGAGACGATGTGAAGATTGAGCGAATCGATTTGGAGAAGGCGTATCCGATTGGAGGAATTGTTGGAGGAATGGTTGGGGGCATTAGACGCACTTGGTCTACAAACGGTTTTCATTGTATTGGACAAAAAACTGATTTGGACCTGATGCCTCCTGAGCCTGCGCTCCAAGATGAACCCGCGCTAGAGTTTACCCTTGACTGGCCGCACGGACACATGACCCGCGACGGTCGCGAGGCGGAGGCTTTCTGCGAACGGGATGGTGTGGTTTATGGGCGCATAAAATTCCGGGATGGCACATGGATGGCGATAGATCGTCGTCTAAATGGGCGAATGTTTGAGGTTGCGAAAAACCTAAACGACATCATCAACCGCCCCCCGCCGAAGCCAGCGCCGTTTGAGTATGTCGGGTGGGGGATTATTGACGGGAGTAACACATTTCTCGCGAAGGATAGTGAGGAAAACGCTTGGGGGTCAGTAGCCTCTGGCTGGCGCGTCGTCAAAGTCAAAATCACGGAGATTAAACCATGAGCCGATCAGGATACGATGAAAATTATGACGACGAGTCCCTGTTTAATCTATGGCGCAACGCTGTTGAGCGTGCAATACAAGGTAAGCGAGGGCAGGCATTTTTGCGCGAGATGCAAGATGCTCTTGATGCGATGCACGACAAAAAACTGATCGCGCATGCTCTTATTCAAGATGGCGAAGTTTGCGCCATCGGGAGTGTCGGTGTCGCTCGCGGGACCAGGATGGATGATCTTGACCCGGAGGTTCCCAAACGTATCGCAGACCGTTTTGGAATATCTACGGCACTCGTTCGGGAAATTGAGTTTATGAACGACGAAGGGTGCTGGAATCTCGAAAGCCCGCAAGCCCGGTGGTGTCGGATGCGCGCATGGGTTTCCGCGCAGATTAAGGAGAATAAACTATGAGCACGCAAGAAGAACGCGCGATGGCTTATTATTTGTGCAAAAGCGTTGACAGACGCTGTTCCTGCGAATCCACGCAGGGGCCTTTGTGTTATAATGTAAAACTGTTCGCTAGGGCGGCTCTTGGTTGTGGCGCGAAACTACCGGACCCGCGCATGGAGCGGGGGAGGGCGGCTTATGAGGCGTTCCTTGCGGATAAGCCCAAAATATGTTGGACAAAAGGCTCTGATCAATTCAAAGAAGACTGGGCACGCGTAGCCGAAGCCGCGAGGGCCGCGCCATGAAGAACCCACGCACATGCCGCCTATGCCGGGGTGATGGCGCATTGCCTCGTCGTCACCCGCTCGACGAGCCGCTTGATTGCCCGGATTGCGACGGATTGGGCGTCGTTGAGAAGGATAGCGAAACCCACGTTCGGCAATGCGCTGCTGGCAGAAACTTACGCAGGGAGCACGAGGAATGACCGACCTCACACCCGAAAGCCCGGCTGTGCGGCTGTATGCGGCGCTGTATGACTACGAACCGAGCGAAATTGACACCACTCAATCGCTATTGGGTTTTTTCAAAGGGCAAAACCTTGATCTTCTCGCAGCCGAGCACGAACGCATCGTAGCCGAGCGTCTAGCCGCAGTAGTGGCCGAGCGCGATGGTGCGCTGGCAGACTGCCAGCATTGGCGAAGAGACTACACCGAATTGCAGGAAAAGCATTTTGTGTTGGTAGCCGAGCGGGATGCGGCGATTGCGGAGCGGGAGCGGTTGCGGGATGCACTTGGCTATTTCCTGACCGATGATCGGTTTCAGGTGGCTGTCGGCGGAAATCCTATCGTCGTCGAAGCCATGTTGCGGACAGCCCGCGCCGCCATCAACCCGGAGGCGAGGTCATGACCCCTGAACCCACATGCGCGACGTGCAAGTTTTACCGAGAAAACAGGCCGAGTCACGGTGTTTGCAAAAGGTTTCCGCCGACCTTACTCGACAGTGGGTACAGTATATTTCCAGAAATGTATTACGATGAATGGTGCGGCGAGCATCGGGAGGTTGAGCGATGACGGCGTCATTTTGGTTGCTCATGGTGCCCGTCCTGTACCATGGCCGCACTGTATCTGAGCCATGGCGGTTCCTCCACCTTGATCGCTGCGTGGCCGTGGCCAAACTGCACGACCTGCCGCCGAGCGCGTGCCTGCTGACGCTGCCGAGGCCCCAGGTTGGGCTGGGAGGGGAGTGATGAGCCACGCGCAGTTCTCGCACGAAGGTCACAGACAGGAGATGAAAATGACTCAGTTATCAGACGCCGATCGCGAGATGGCGGTGAAGATTTTAGAGCTTTGGTACGGCGATGAGATAGCATCAGCGCAGGTAGACGAGTCGCCCGAAGACACATCCGCCATGCTCACCGCCGCCCGCACCCTCGTAACCGCCGAAATCCTCGCCGCCGCGAAGGTCAGCGAGGATAAGATGGTGGAGGCGATGGCGCGGGCGATTGCATTCAGCGGAACCACGGGAGAAAAGCCGACGACATTACCGTCCGAGGACTTAGCCCTTTTCGTGCCAGAGGCAATGGACGCCCTCACCGCGATCAAGCCCACCCTGGCCCGGCTGGCGGCGGAGAATGCGCGGTTAAGGGAGCAGTTAGATTGGCACCTTTCGGGTGCTCGTTTTGCAATGAACGCAATCAGCGATCAGACTGTCAATCTCGGATTAAAAAACCATGAGTAATTGCATAGTCAACCTCCGTGTATTTTGGATACACTTTCAAATTACCAGAGATCGGCCATTTTTTAGCGTTTCGTCAAATGACTATTGGAAAAACGGCAAATGGAAAACAAAACCAGTGGAGTTTATGTAATGGCCCGCCACCCCGAATACGACTACCCAGACCGTCCGATGACATGGGAAGAGACATTCGGCGTCGTGATGCTTGCTTTCGTCGCGCTGGCGATCTTACTGCCGTGCGCGGTCTGGCGGCACAAGGCCGAGTTGATGCTGGTCTTGGCGATTGTTCTGGTGGGTTATACCGGTGTAATGGATGCCGTGCGATGATCTGGTCGCAAACCCTTTGCAAATGGCTGCCGCGACCGGCCTGGATGAGCGCCAAGGTCTATGCCCGGTTGCCCCACATTGTCGCCGTCGCCGGAGCCTGCATGGCCGCGCCGCTGATTGGGTATTCGTCGCTGCCGCTTGCCCCGCGTGATCGGCCTGTACCAAGCCGTATTGTCACCTCATCTGCAGCGCAACCGACTCCCTCATTCGGCTATGCCCCAACACCCTATATACCACCATTGCCTTATCAACCCCTCCCGCCTTATCAACCCCTCCCGCCTTATCAACCACCAGCCGAGCCGCCGTCAACGCCTGTTCCTGAACCTGGATCGCTTGCGCTGCTGGCAACTGCGTGTGCGTTCTTAACGGTTCTCCGAGTTACCCATGCCAAACGAAAGGGCGCGAAATGCTACACATTTTTGGCTGGATAATTTTTGCATTGATATTGACCTTCGAGACTTCTGGGTTCATAGACCATTGCATTCGGACGCATAAAGCCTTTGCAGCAATTGAAAAGTTTCAAAAAGAGAACGGCCTTGAAGGCGTCCCGATCTTCATGCTTGAAACGGAAATTCGCCTGCGCGCAATTGAAAAACACTACCTAAGAGTGCCTCAATGAAAGAGTGTGCCCATAAGTATTTTTATTCAGGAGCAATGTGATGAAATATATAGTTCCGTGGCTTAAGGCGTTTATAAAGTCTTTGGTTATAATACTCTTTCTATTTTTTATTTCAGCCTCGTTTGGATTTGTAGTTTTTCTAGGCTATAAAGTATTAGGACTTCTAGGAGTTGCTATTGGTATTTCTATTTATCTTTCAGTCGTTTTAGCGACGTGCGAGACAATTAGGAACTTACCATGACCAAAACTTTCTATCTTCTGTTTTATCTTCTCCACAACCAACCAGGAGTCGCCCTGCCAATGTGGTTTTACAGCCATGCGGCCTGTCACACCTTTGCAAAAATGTGGCATTATCCTGCGCAAAGTTGCCTCACGGTCACAGGTAAACAACAACCAATTTTGCCGTCTTACGAATCGCCTTATATGGCAGAGCACGGGTGATGCACATGGCAAAACGTAAAGTTTTCACGGCTGAAGAACTTGAGGCTGCGGTTGAATTTGCAGAATTGATGATCTCGCCAGGACACGTCCCTGAAGAAGTCTTGGGAAAGATAGGTCCAAAGCCGCCAGAAGCAAAAATTATGTTGGTGATATTGCCTCATGACCAAGGCTTTATATGCGGGGTTGCACAAGGTAATGATCCACTCACGCAAGCACCGTTTATCTTTGATTCTGCTGAAAAAGCGTATTCGTTTGCCATTCTTCACTATTGCTACGGCGCTGCGCTCAAAGTGGCGCAAATGTCCGTGGCAGGAAACGCTTAATCCCTTGACTTTTCTACTAATAAGGTTTACACTCTAAATTCCCTCAACGGAGAAATTAAATGTCGTTTCTAGCCTCAAAATCGCAACAGAGCGCATCAAAACAAGAAATTGACTACTCTTTGGAGGAGTATCTTAATCTCTGCAAAGATGATAAGATGGCGTATGCATCGGCTGCAGAACGCCTATTAGCCGCAATTGGTGAACCTATTGTCACTGATACGAGTAAAACCCCACAACTTGCCCGCATTTTCAGTAATCGTGTGATCCGCACTTATGCGCCGTTTGAGGATTTTTATGGTATTGAGGATGCCTTGGACCGTGTGGTGGGCTTTATTCGCAGTGCTGCACAAGGGACGGGTGAGGCCCGCAAGATTTTACATTTACTTGGCCCTGTTGGATCAGCAAAAAGTACTCTAGCAGAGCGGTTAAAGGCTTTGGTGGAAGTCTATCCCATTTACGTTCTCGTAGCCAATGGCGCACCTTCCCCTGTGTTTGAATCGCCGCTTGGGCTATTTGATGCTGAAACGGATGCCTCTGCGCTGCAAGAAGAATACAGCATTCCCCTTTCAGCCATCAAATCACATATTCTTTCGCCGTGGGCACTTAAACGCTTGAGTGAATTTGGTGGCGACATCACGAAATTCACTGTTCGCAAAATGTGGCCGTCACGTCTACGGCAGATTGCTATTTCTCGTACTGAGCCTGGAGATGCCAATACCAGTGATGTTACAGGCTTGATCGGTAAATGCGACATTCGCCAGCTTGAGAATTTTTCTCAAAATGATCCAGATTCATATTCATACAGCGGTGGATTGAATCGTGGAAATCAAGGCTGCGTGGAATTGGTGGAGGTTTTTAAGGCTCAAACTGCCGTACTTAATCCGTTGTTGGCGGCGACTCAAGAAAATCACTATGCAGCTTCTGAGCCTATTGGGCAGTTGCCGTGGTCAGGTATGCTCTTGAGTCACTGTAACTTCAGTGAGCATTCGGCATTCACTGCAAACAAGAAAAACGAAGCGTTTATAGATCGCATGGGCGTAATAAAAATCCCCTACACTCTTCGCGTGAGTGAAGAAGCAAAGATTTACGCAAAGATGTTGCGTGAATCGTCTCTTTTCAAAGCGCCTCTTGCGCCACACACTTTGAATCTTCTGGCTCGATTTGCCGTATTGAGCCGCCTTGAAGACCACCCAAACAGCACTCCCTATGCAAAAATGTGTGTCTACGATGGCCAGGACGTGCGAGAGACAGAACCTCGCGCTAAATCGCTCAAAGAATATAAAGAGGCTGCGACGGAAGATGAAGGCACAAGCGGGATTAGTACGCGATTTGCAATGACAGTTTTGGCTTCAGCGTTTAACTATGATGCCGCTGAGATTGCCGCTGATCCTGTGCATTTGTTTCTTGTGCTGCGCCAAGCTGTAGAGCGTGCTCAGTACCCTCAAGAGCAAGAGGATAAACTGATGAGCATTATCAGTGAGGAACTTGAAGCGCGGTATGCCAAGGATATTGAGAAGGATATCCAAACTTGTTACGTGGAATCTTACGCGACTTTTGGGCAAAATCTGTTTGATCGCTACGTGCAGCATGCGGATGCGTGGATGGAAAACGCGGATTTCCGTGATCCAGATACAGGCACGATGCTTAACCGCGAAGCCCTGAACGAAGAGTTGACTAAGTTGGAAAAGTCAGCGGGAATTGGTAATCCCAAGGATTTCCGTAGCGAAGTCGTACGGTTTTGTTTGCGTTACCGAGCAACCCATGAGGGCAATAATCCAGATTGGCGTGCATACGAAAAAATCAAAGAAGTGATTGAGGCGCGCATGTTTGGCAACATGGAAGACCTTTTGCCCGTCATTTCCTTTGGTGCCAAGCAAGATAATGATACTGCGGAAAAGCATCAAAATTTCCTTGCACGCATGATGGAAAAGGGCTATACAGAAAAGCAAGTCCGCCGTGTGGTTGAATGGTTTGCGCGATCACGGCATAGTCAATAAGGAAAATATCAGTTTGGAGATTTCAAATTGAGTCACTACCCCTCTTCAGTCATTATTGATCGTCGCAAGACCGTTTCGGGTAAATCCGTTGGCAATCGCCAGCGCGTCTTAATGCGTTCTAAGGAAGCGTTGAAAGCCGCAGTAAAGGACGCCGTGGCCCGACGCAGTATTAAAGATAAGGATGCTGCTGAAGTCGCCGTAAAAACCGGATTGCTAGATGAACCTATGTTTCACCGCACCTTTGACGGTGGGATACGGCATATCGTGCTTGGCGGCAACAAGGAATATGTCGTTGGCGACCTCATCCCCAAAGATCAAGAGCAGCAAAGTTCTGGCGGTGGTGCTGGTCAAGGTGAAGATGGCGAGGACGGCTTTAGGTTCTTGCTGACGCAAGATGAGTATCTAGCCCTTGTGTTTGAGGGCTTGGAACTGCCTAATCTGCTGAAAAAGGAAAGTGCGGATACGCGGGTAACAGCCATAGAGCGCGATGGGCTGATGACTACAGGCTCGCCAAGCGCCCTAGACGTTATACGATCCCTCAAGCATGCCAAAGCCCGTAGAATCGGCTTAAATCGGCCTACGCAAAAGGATGTGGATTTGCTGGCTGAGCAATTGCAGATGTATCCTGATGATATCCTCGAAGGACAGCTTATCCGGCTTAAACAACGGATGAAAGCAATACCTTGGCTTGACCCCGTGGATTTGCGGTACCGCCGATACGAAGAAAAGCCGGTACCGATATCAAAAGCTGTTATTTTCTGTATGCTTGATGTCAGCGGCAGCATGACCGAAGAATACAAAGATATGTCAAAACGGTTTTTCTTATTGATACATTTGTTCATATCAAGGCAATATGAGCATGTTGAGATCGTGTTTGTCCGCCACACTGATGAAGCGGAAGAAGTAGATGAGCGCACATTCTTTTACGATCAAAAAAATGGTGGTACGGTTGTATCATCAGGTCTGCGCAAAATTGTGGAAATTCAGCGTGCCCGTTTTCCAGTGCATGAGTATAACATCTATGTAGCTTCTGCCAGTGACGGCGATAATTTTTCATCCGATAACGATTTATGCAGAAAGATCGTTGAAGAACAAATCTTGCCAGTGGTGCAATTTATGATCTACATTGAAGTAGGCAGAAGAAATGCAGACGGATTATATACATTTTTTGGCATCCGAGACGGCAATTCAGGGCTTTGGACTCTTTACGAAACACTTTCAGAAGCGTATACAAAATTGATGGCAAAACGAATCACTGCTATTGAGGATGTGTACCCTGTTTTCCGTGAAATTTTTGGCAAAAAGGAATGAAAAATGAGTGAGACATATGACGCCATTTATTACGCCACACATTGCGGCCCCATCCCCTACACGCCAGATGCACCAGAATGGATGGCATTTTTTGATCATGTAGCGGCAAAAATCGTATCCACTTTAGACGTAAGAATTGCCTTAGACGTTGGCTGCGCCTATGGCCATTTGGTGCGCGCATTGAATGTGCTTGACGTATCTACGCTTGGGATGGATATTTCTGACTATGCAATTCGTAATTCAGTCTCGCCAGGGTATGTCTCTAAGCGCAGCATCCTTGATGCGCCGATTTTGTTTCAAAATGATTTGGTGGTTTGCATTGAAGTGGTTGAACATCTTATGCCAGAAGACGCCGATACGGCGATTGAACACTTATGCATGATGTCAGGTCAATATATCCTATTCTCTTCCAGCCCCGATGATTTTGCGGAGCCGACACATCACAATGTACAGCCGGAAGAGTATTGGCTGAACCTGTTTGAAATCAATGGGTTTGCTAAAATTGATACGGCACCGTGGCTATCGCCCCAGGCTATAATTTTGGAAAGGTTTTAACAATGGCCCTCACGGATGCAGAGTATGAAGCCCTTGGACGGAAAGTTTGTGAATGGGCTTTTTATCGGGCAAAAAAATCTATCTCACCAGAGGAGTATCCTGATTCGCGCACCTACAGAGAGATCGGCAAAGATGCGCACCATTATGTAAAATCGTCTACAGGCTGTGCCCGCAATCAAGGTACTACCCAGTTTTGCGCCGAAGCGGCAGATTTTGCAATGCAACTAAGCACTTTGGAAAAGAAATGTGCTAAGGACGATTACGAATTATGTCAAATTCTTGGTAAAGCCCTTGGATATCCTTGGTATAAAAGCGATCTCAAAAACTTCCCGAACGCCACGGACGAAGACGGCGTTTGCACAGGGGATCATGTGGGAATAACGCTTGCCAACGAAGCAGCACTTAAAATTGCAAAATTAACTAAAGAAAACGAGCGTCTTCATACGCTCCTTAAAGACAATTTGGAGAGGCTTTGATGAAGACGGTAATTTGGGAATGCTATCGGGGCGATCCGCAATCCTCAGAAAGTGAGTCAAATGCTTCAAAAGTAAAAGTGGATGCGCCTGTTTTAGAGGTTTTTGAATGGGAAAAATATTTTTCCAACGGAAAAACAGGTGAGGAACATCCCAATGAAGGATAGCCTAATCCTAAAGGATAGTTCCTGGAATTTCGATCAGTTAGTAGCAATCTTACGAGAGATTGAAATCATTGGTAAAGAGGAGATGGGCTTAAATCCGTATCCGGCGCAGATTGAGATTGTATCCGCTGAACAAATGGCAGAGCGGTCGTCAACGCACGGCTTTGCCAACCTCTATAAACATTGGTCATTTGGTAAGCATTTTTTGCAACAGCACAAATCTTACCTTTCCGGGCGCGGCGGTTTGGCATATGAAACCATTATTGCCACAAACCCGTCTCTCGCCTATTGCATGGAAGACAATTCTTCAACGGTTCAAGCCCTTGTGATAGCCCATGCTTGTTACGGCCACGGGCATGTATTTCGCAACAATATCTATTACGGAAGCGGTATAGATGCCGCAGAGATTGTCACATATCTGGAGTTTGCCAAAAACTACATAGCCAAGTGCGAAGAGACTTATGGTGTCGGGCAAGTGGAACTTGTGCTTGATGCCGCACATGCTTTGCAATATGTGAGTGCCGCACCGCTGGAAAAGCGCCCGCGCTCGCTAAAAGAGGAGCAAGAGCGGTTTGTAGAACGTCAGAAAGCCGCTGACGCCAACTATCATGAGATATGGAAGTCTGTACCTTATTCGGGCAAAGGCAAACCTGCTGACGCTATGCCAGAGCGCCAAGATTGGCCTGTTCCCGAATCAAACATCCTCTACTTTTTGGAGAAGAATTCAGCCGTTCTTTTGCCGTGGGAAAAGGAAATTCTGCGCATTGTGCGTGTGCTTGGGCAGTTTTGGTATCCATCAATGCAGATAAGCGTAGTCCATGAGAGTGCCGCTGTCTACACCCATATGTATATCATGCGCCGTCTGCATGAAAAAGGGTTTATTACTGACGGTGCAATGCTTGAACTTGCAGACATCAATGCGGGAGTAGTGTATCAGAGTGATTATGAAAAGTGGCGTGGCTGGAACATCTACACATTGGGAATTTCTATATCTAACGATATGGTACGGATTTGTGAAAACCCGACAGAAGAAGATAGACGCTGGTTTCCTGATTTTGCAGGAAACAACGATGTTTTTGGCACCTTGCGTAGGGCTTGGACAGAGTATCGTGATGAATCATTCATCAGACAGTTTCTTTCGCCCCAAGTAATGCGCGATCTTAAAATGTTTCGGCTGGAAGACGATTTCAGTGAGGACTATTATTTGGTTGATGCCATCCATAACGATGAGGGGTACCGACAAATCAGAAGCGCCTTGGCAGACAGTTACTTGCCTTCTCGCTTTGCTCCAGATATTCGCGTGACCGGGGTGGATGACGATTTCACTTTACGGCTGATCCACTACACGGAGCCGGGGCAACCACTGGAAAACAAAACCAAACGTCATGTGATGGCAATGATGGTGGATTTATGGGGTTACTCCGTGCGAATAGAGGAGCGAACCACTGACGGAAAGCATACCGTGGCTGCAGCCTATACCGCTGATTAATGCTTAATAGGCCCCTTACGGGGTTAAAAGCTGTTCCATGAAATATACCCTTTCATGTTTATAAGGGACGTGTTATACTGCTCCTATGAAGCTGTCGGTATGGGCAAAGGAGAACGGACTGACCTACAAGACCGCGTGGCGCATGTGGCGCGACGGGGCTTTGCCCATACCTGCCGAGCAGCTTGCGACCGGCACGGTTCTGGTTCATCCGCCGCAAGCGCCCGCCATAACTGCCGTGGCGCTCTATGCCCGCGTGTCCAGCGCCGATCAGAAAGCCGACCTCGAACGCCAGCTTGGACGGCTGGCAGAGTATGCGTCGCGAGAGAAGATGACGGTCGTGCGTTCGGTGTCTGAAATCGGCTCCGGCCTGAACGGGCACCGCGCCAAGGTTATGGGCCTGTTGGCTGATCCGTCTGTCCATACGATTGTCGTGGAACACCGCGACCGCCTGGCCCGCTTCGGTTCCGAATACATCGAAGCCGCGATGTCCGCCTCCGGGCGCAAGGTTATCGTGGTTGATCAGAGCGAGATGAAAGACGATCTCGTTCAAGATATGATCGCGGTTTTGACTAGCTTCTGCGCCCGTCTTTACGGCCGTCGCGCCGCCAAGAACCGGGCTGCGAAAGCCCTCGCTGCGGCTGGCTCGGCGACCGAGGACGACGCAGCATGATCCTCGCCCATAAGATCGCACTCGACCCGGCACCGGAGCAGGTGGTCTATTTCGCCCGTGCGGCTGGCACTGCCCGCTTTGCATGGAATTGGGCGCTCGGCCGATGGCAGGAAGAATACGCGCTGTGGAAGGAATACCAGTGCGGCCCGAAGCCATCAGAAGCCTCCTTGCGACGCGAGTTGAACGCGCTGAAGGAAGACGCCTTCCCGTGGATGCTGGAGGTGACGAAGAACGCGCCGCAGCAGGCCATCAAGAACCTCGGCGCAGCCTTCAAGAACTTTTTTGAAGGTCGCTCCAAATATCCCCGCTTCAAGAAAAAAGGAGTGTCCCACGACAGTTTCCGGGCTGATCCCGGCCCGGATAAACTGCATCCGAACGCGGTTGAAGTTGACGGCAGACGTATCAAACTCCCGGTCATCGGTTGGGTGAAGATGCGCGAAGCCGTCCGCTTCAACGGCAAGATCAAGTCCGCCATCGTGTCGCGCACGGCGGATCGCTGGTTCGTCAGCCTGAGCGTCGAAGTTGATCACACGATACCTGTTCGCGAAACCCAAGTGGCAGGTGGCGTTGATCTCGGCGTGAAGGCTCTCGCGACATTGAGCGACGGGACTACCATCGAAGGCCCCAAGGCGCTGCGCCGAAACCTCAAGATGCTGCGTAGACGCAGCCGTGCCCATAGCCGCAAGGTTAAAGGCTCGGCCAACCGGCGCAAGGCGGCGGCGAGGCTGGCACGGCTGCACGCGCGAATTGCCAACGTCAGGAAAGACGCGTTGCACAAGGCCACCACGCGGATCGTGGAGCAGTTCGATGTGATCGGCATCGAAGACCTGAACGTGCGCGGCATGATGGCAAACGGCAAACTCTCGCGTGCCGTAGCTGATGTCGGGATGTTCGAGTTTCGCAGGCAGATCGAATACAAGGCTGCGATGCAAGGTGCTCGTATCGTCGTGGCGAACCAGTGGTATCCATCCAGCAAGACGTGCAGCGATTGTGGATGGATCCACACCAGTCTGACACTCTCGGATCGGGAGTGGACCTGCGACGACTGTGGCGTGATCCATGATCGGGACCACAACGCAGCCATCAATCTAAAGAACATGGCCGCCAGTTCGGCGGCTACAGCCTGTGGAGCGATCCGCTCTGGTGTTGGCCTTGCGGCCAAGACGAAACGGATTGCTGCGAAGCAGGAACCGAAGCATGGGATATTTGTCCATGTTTAGGAGAACGGCTTTTTCTTTATGCTGCTTGCACCACTGCCACTTTAAGTTTGATGCCGCAGATGTGAGAAGGAGGTAAGGGCCTGCCTGATGCGTCCTTGGCCCGAGTACCAAGCCTGCGTATGCCGCCTCGGAACGCTGCCTCTGCAGCACCTCCTACTTGCCTTAAAACGTCAGTCTCGCCGCCAGCGCGGTTAAGAAACGCCTGATACCGTTGAAACAGCAAAGAGATTTCAATTGGCTCATCGCCAGCATCGGCACCTAAAATGCACTCACTGCTTGCCCAAGCATACAGCGGATCATTTGCGTCAAGATATTCTTTTAGTTCAGATTCCATGTCCGATGTCATTTCTGGCAATACTTCGCCAACTTGCCATAATTGACCACAGCGTTGAACAAGGTCATACAAGACGGCTGCACCCTCGTCCTTTATGATTGTATCAGCAAGATGTGGAATTGGCACACGAGGCATACGTGTGGTACCAATGATAGCCATACGGCGGCTGATTGATTTGTCCACCTTGCGGAAAGTAGGAATGGTTTGCCCCACCAATACGAGTGCCGCCCTGGACCGGAAGACGCAAGGAGCGCCATATAGAGGTCGCGCTTCAATATCATCTTGGCCGCTTACCGCCTTTAACCGAGACTCGTTCCACTCCTCTTGCGGCGGCATCTCAGATGTATAACCAAAGCGTACATCACGGATCATATATAGGCTTGCCGGATGCTTATCTGCGCTGCGTTCCAGCCACACTTCTCGATCAATCGCCCCTGCATAACCACCGAGAATACCAGACATGACGTTGAGCAAAGTGGATTTGCCATTCATGCCCTGGCCATGCAAAAACGTAATCTTATGCGCGGACGGGGAGCCAATTAGTGAATAGGCAAGGTAAAACTTTAACCAGTTTGCGGTATCATGATTGTCATCGCAGAGGTGGAAGATCACTGAATCCCATAATGGTGTCTTGCCTTCTTGCGGCGAGACTTTTGTATAGCGCAAATCCAAATTACGCATCTGCTCAAAAACAGTGATTCGCTTTCCTGTACGCAAGTCAATAGCCCCACTAGGCGTTTGCAAAAACCAAGGGGCATCATTAAGCGTTTCACGTTCTTGCACAAGGCGATCTTGCAAAATACGCTCTATGGCGTTGATCTTGTATGCGGAAAGCAACGCCTTGCAATCCTCACGCGGAAGTGCGCTATTGCGTTCTACGAGATTGGTTAAAAAATGTTGGATTTGGTGGCGCATCCAATGTGTGCCGCTTTGCGCGAACCAGCCACGCTTGTCTTCGCTGAACGCGATCCAAGTCTTCATATCTGGTACATAGCGCACACGATCAGCAGCGTGCCGCTGAAACTCTGTTGCCAGCCAAAACTCACTATATTCTGATTTGGAAGTCAGAATATGAACAGGGTTTGAATCCCACGGTAAGTCAAAAGCAGGTTTTTCTTCAGCGGTAAACGCCTCTTGTGCATCAGATAGTTCGTACGAAGACGTATCCATATTGAGGCCACGCGCATACATTAGTAGCGTTGGCCAACCTGTACGGTAACTCGGTCTGCGGAAAAAGTCAGTCTCTAATTTAAGTCGTTCATCGTCAAAATCATAATCTGGTTGTCCTTGATAACCCTGGCCCTCATAGCGCAGCACCCAATTTGCCGCCGCATCTAAAATTTCTTCTGTGTCATCCACAGTGAGCATCTTAGAATCGCGCAAGGCACTCCATGCACCTGCAATTGCATATGCAATATCTGCATATTGCTTTCGCATTACAGATTGGTCATTAGGCAGTTCGCGCAGTAACCGCAACAAGGCAGATGTGGAAGGTGGGCGTAACTCTTGAATACGGGCAGGCGTAGCATGGCTGACGCTATTGACAGTACGCATAGAAGGCATTGCCCGTAGACCCTCTACCGGGCAGTCTGCGTCAAGCATGATCCGGTCAATGATGCCGCTGCACGTCTCAATCAGGCTTTGCCAAGAATTGAACAGCGGAAGCGAATCAGCCGTGATGAGCGGCACATCAAATTTCTTATCCGGCACATCCGAGCGATACCATTCAATTTTTGCTCGTGACTTATGCAACCCTGCAATAACCGTATAGCCGACGAGAAACTCAACTCTATGTTGCAGTTTACGTGATTGCACTGTTTGCTGTGCCATAGGCACATCGAGGGTAAGCGGCTTTAACGGATTTGTCGGGTTTTTGTAAATGAGAATATATTTTTCAGGGACTTCATCACTAGGAATGCGAACAAGGATGGTAGCGCGGTATGAGACGGTCTTACGCACCCACACTACATATCGAGTTTTTTGATTGTCGTGGGTTGCTTCAGCAAACCGTGTCACAAGGGCGCGTTCAATCTGATCGCAAAGTTTAGTTTCAGCAATACCGTCATCAAGGCTTGATAAATCAATATCAATCGCAACGATCTTTGTATTATCAAGACTTGGACAAGGAAGTGCAAGGCGCAGCCCCACATTGCAACCTTGCGCCGCCGCCTGCGCCCGTTTTGCTTTATCTTGTGGTTGTGTCCAAGAATACGAACCCCATAATCCAAGTTGATAGATGATGCCAGGCTGTTTGCCGTCTGATTCTTCAACGGCAGCTACCAATTCACCTTCTGGATTCTTTTTCTTGGTTTTGTAAGAGGCAAACGGAGGAGCTACTGAAATGATATGGTCATCTTCAAAGCCAACTTGGATTGCTGCATCAACAAGGTTCAATGGATTACGCTTTCAGGTAACGAGGGCCAGAGGAGCCGTCAACCGCAAGCGGCAATCCCCCTGCCCACATAGGTTTATCAAGCATTGCCGCGCAGACAGCCTCAGTGGCCTCGTCGGCGGTAGGGAAGCGTAACATGGGTAGTTCTGCCACCGCTTCGTCATGGACTGTCAGGATCAGTGGCAAATTACGCTGTGCCATGACGCGAAGCGCATGCGCCATAATATCTCGTGCGGTCTTTTGCACAGCCATAGCCGTAAACAAACCACCATAAGCTGAAAACTTTGTCCATTTATGCGTCAAATTATCCTCAGACCAGAATGTAACAGAAGGCTTGACCTGCCCCCACGGTGTTTCTTTGTCCTCAATCTTTGGATACCAATACCACAAATGCTCCCCTGAACGCAACCTCAGTACCATGCACAAGCCGTTGCGCTTGAAGTAGACGCCAGGGACAACTTCATGCAATGTGCCTATCGGGCTATTGAGGCATTCTATCGCGCTGCGCTCAAACTTTCCCCATAAGGCTACTACGTCTGGATTATCTTCACGCCACAAGGTTTTGTATTTTTCCGCGTCTTCATCCGAAAACTGCAATCCAGCCATCTTGCCAAACCGCTGAAACGCTTTAACACCACCTTGAAAGCCGCAGGCAAGCACGGACGTTTTGCCAATTTGACGCTCTTGACTATCTTTACCAATCGCCTCTACAGGTACTCCAAGCATGCCTGATGCCGTAGTGATGTACACATCTGGCCCAAGCCCCGCATCATATTTTCGGAAATTTGCAAGTTTATCTTCAGCGCCAGCCAACCATTGAATGACCCGCGACTCCACTTGAGAATAGTCACCACGGCTGATCCAATGTTTAGGTTTGGCCACGAATAGTGGGCGTAACGCCTCAGATAGCAAAACCATCAGAGGACCATAATTACTTTCTAATTGACTCGGTGCAACCCCTGCGAGAATGTCATCAACGGCTTCTTGCATCTTCTTGATGGTCTTCTGGCGGGGTAGGTTTTGAAGTTGAATACCATTTGATGAAAAGCGAGATGATCCAGCCGCGCCACAATACATCAAAGCCCCACGAGCGCGGCCATCACCATTCATTCGCTTAGTGATGGATTGAAACTTTGCCACACTGCTTTTACCACCTTCTAGGCGCAGCGTAAGTACTTCGCGAACCAGCGGGTCCAGGTCTGGATCATCAAGCATTTCAAGGATGACAGGTTTGCCGACACCAGATTCTTCAATCTCATCAAACCCAAGCCCTAAGAGCCAGCGGCGGATCGCCCCTGCATCTGAAACGCGAGACACAATCCCATTGGTTTTTTCCGCAAGGCGTTTGTTTAAAAAGATCACGGCATCTTCAGCCAATATCATCATCTTGAGCAAAAGTTTTGAATCAACGGCGATGCCACGATCATTGCAGCGTTCAGTCAATTCCCACAATTCGCGCTCTTGCGCTGACAGTTCAGGAAGCCGCTGATCAATCTCAATTTCTACATCCACGTCAACGGCGCAGTACTCACCAAGGCGCAGAAAATCCGCCTCATTACCATGCCAGATAGGGTTGCCACGTTCACTTAATCCTGCTGGCTTGCACATCCGCAGCATCAAGCGATAGCCGTCTTTATCCTTGGCAATGTTCAACCGCAGAGCGGTTGCCACAAGGTCAAGGGCACCAGGAAGCCCACAGGCGCGTGAGCGGGCAGCAGTGCATGACCAGCGTTCAATCTTGCGCAATTCAGCATGGATTTCCTTTGGCAACCAGCGCGCACCGGCAAGAGTGAATACGATTCTCTCAAATCCGGCATTATGGGCAATGAATTGATAGGTTGGATCAAGGATTGCGGCGCGAAGGTCATCAGGAAACGGCTGATTGAAGATGGGGTAATAGAGTTTGGTTTTGCCTTCTAAACCAACGCGGTATGCACATAGCAGGATTTCCGTGGATGGATCGGCAGCATAGACATACACACCAGATTTGCGTAAATCTGTGGCGGAACGTGTCTCAATATCAAGATAGAGTTTGTTCATTGCCCAAACCTTACTGCTTCAGCCATATTTGCTGCCATCTCATTATTGAGAATTTTACATGATGGGCACGTACGAATGTTTACCTTGTGCTCACTCAGAAACTTTTTTCGGCATTTCAAGCATGTAGATTCCCCCGCATTTTTCTCTTTTTCTTTGATAATTTCGTCTTCAATCAAAAACTTATACCGCGCCTTCACTTCTGCAACGGATACGATATATCTTTTTGCTAAGATCGTCCATCCAGTAGATAATTCATCACGTTGAAAAAGCAATTCGTCATCATTGATCGCCATGCGTAATGAACATCCTAACCTAAATTTTTGCGGGGGCTACCTTATACACGATTTGACAAAGGCTGTCAAGTGGGCTAACATGCGCCAATGAACAAATACATTCTTGGTGTTGATCCTGGTGCTTCAGGTGCGTTCGCATTTTTAAATCCTGATGGGTCATTGGAAACGGTTATAGATATGCCGACAGTGCTTGTCAAGGTTGCCAACACTGAGCGGAACCGCGTATCAGCGGCGCTCTTAGTAGCAGCGCTGACGCCCTATAAGGGTTTGGTGTCATTAGCAGTGCTTGAGAAGGTTGGGGGCCTCACTGGCCAATCCGCTTCCGCCGCTTTTACCTTTGGTTATGCGTGTGGCATCGTTGAAGGTGTTTTAGCCGGATTGGAATTTCCTGTTACGCTGGTCACGCCGCAAACATGGAAAAAGCGGATGGGCTTGGCGAGTGCTGATAAAGGCTTGGCGCGGCAGATGGCGATGCGCCTATGGCCCGCGCAAGCTGATCACTTTAAGCGGGTGAAAGATGATGGGCGTGCAGAGGCTTGCTTGCTGGCAAAATACGGGCTATTGACAGCCACATAAACATAGTGTATATCACCCAAATCAATTTCTTTTTGTCAGGAGACAACCGATGACCAACAGCGAAGCGGAAGCCTTAAAAGCAGGCGATATGGTGGTTTGTGTTAGCGATAGTAACGATGTAGGGCTTATCGTAGATAAGAAATACGAGATCAAGGGCATCAGCAAAAATGGCAACCCCTACGTGCATTTGCCAGACGGAGACCCTTGGTACCTTGCTCCAGATTACGGTTTTCGTGATGATTTTGAAGTTGTACGTGAGGAGGCTGCACCCACTTTCTCAACGCATCATTAAGATTTGAAGGTGGACCTTTACCCCTTCCAAGTCACAGGTGCTAATTGGCTGGCAGAGCGTGAAACCGCTTTGCTTGCTGATGCGATGGGTTGCGGTAAGAGCGCGCAAGCCATTGTCGCTTGTGACACCATACGCGCTAAAAACATTCTTTTGATCGTCCCTGGAATTGCACGGGCGAATTGGGAACGCGAAATCAATCAATGGAGTATTTATAGGCGATCTATTGGCATCGTGTCTTCCACGGCAAAAGGTGTGCCAGATACAGAAGTGGTCATCGTATCATACAGTATCCTCTCATCCGTGGATGTGCTGAAAAAACTGCTTAAGCGCCAATGGGATGTGCTGATTTGTGATGAGGCCCATTACCTCAAAAACCGCCAAGCCGTGCGTACCAAATGCGTCTATGGTGGCAAATGTGATCGAACCAAGGGCCTTGCAGCGCAAGCAAAGCGCGTATGGCTATTGACAGGTACGCCTATCCCCAACAATCTTGCGGAAATATGGCCTCATGCGCGAGCACTTTTTCCACAAGCAGCAATGGGCTACGAAAAATATTTTTCGTGGGTGGATCATTTTTGTGTCGTAAACGACACATACGGTACAAAAGTGGTTGCTAATAAAAACGTGGAAGACTTTGTTAAGCGGATGAAACCGTATACCTTGCGACGGCGGCTTGAAGACGTGATGCCAGAAATGCCAGAAATCCGTTTTGCACAAGTGGTTGTAGAGCCGGAAGCGCTACCTCCTAAGTCTCAAGAAATGAAAGACGCGGAAGCAGTGGTGAAAACAGCCATTGCACAACGCTTGCAAGAGGATGGTCGCGAAGGTGAGTTGACAGAGGAAGACCTACGTGCTATTGAATATTCTGCCGGTATGCATATGGCCTCTGTACGCAAATGGACTGGTGTTGCAAAGGCTCATGCGGTGGCCCAACTTGTGAAAGAAGATTTCACAAGTGGAATGGATAAAGTTGTCATTTTTGCTTTGCATCGAGAGGTTTTTAAGATACTTCTTGAATTGCTGCCTGGATCAAAAGCGATTCATGGGGGTACTCCTATGGCAGAACGTGACAGACTGATTGATATGTTTCAAGGCCGCATTGCTGGAGAAAAACTTGATATTCTTCTCGTTCACATTGACATTGGCAGCACGGCTTTGACGCTGACAGCATCATGCAATGTGGTATTTGCAGAAACTACATGGGTACCAAAGGATGTGCAGCAAGCGGCAAAACGCTGTCACCGTATTGGCCAGACGCGCCCTGTTCTTGCACGCATTGTCAGCTTGCGCGACTCTATTGACGAATCAGTAGGAAGTGTGCTAACTCGCAAATCCGCATCAATCTCTCGCGTTGAAAACGCTTTGACCACAGGAGTTTAACTATGACGGAGCAGGAAGTGTTTGATACAGTGGTTGTGCATTTGCGTAGTATGAAAAAGCAATCTCTTGACGCTAACGGAGCATGCGTGTATCGCTCTCCGTCTGGGGCTAAGTGCGCAATAGGCTCAATCATTCCTGATGAATTATATTCTCCGTCAATGGAAGGAAGACCTGTTAATAATTTATATAGGGATTATCCTCATCTTCCTCACAGTGAGCATTTAGATTTGCTAGATAGATTACAAGAAACTCACGATGCGGCGACGTTTTGGGTAGATGACGTAGGACTAGGTACTGACGGCGAGGGATATCTTGCGCTAATTGCTGCAGATTTCAATCTAAAATACACACCTCGTACAATGCATGGAGATGCCGTATGATTAAGATTTATTTAGCAGGAGGGCTAAACACTGGTTGGCAAGATGAAATTTTAGGAATTGAAGAAGGATACACATATATTGACCCTCGTGCTTGGCAATCTGGCGCGACTCCTGAACAATATACGGCTCGTGATTTAGCCGCTATTGAAGATTCCCATTGGGTAATTGCATATATGGATTCTAAAAATCCATCTGGTTTTGGTCTTTCCGTAGAAATTGGCTATGCAAAGGCTTTACGCAAGAAAATCATTTTTGTTGATTTGATGAAAAATGATTATAGGTCACGGTATTTTGACATGCATAGGTGTATGTGCGATCACATAGTTTATACTATTGATGAATTAAAAAGTTGGATGAGTCACCCTCAGTTTTGAAAGGCGGTAAACAACTATGAAGATTGTTTGTTGGTTCTCCTGTGGTGCAGCAAGCGCGGTTGCAGCAAAGATTTTCTTAGATAAATATTCAGATAAGCACGAAATACGCATTGTCCGAATCTTCATCAAAGAAGAGCACGAAGATAATGCCCGATTTGCAAAAGAGTGTGAAGTGTGGTATGGACAGCCTATTGAAACGATCACTTCTGAAAAGTTTGATAGTTGCCAAAATGTTTGGGAAGCGCGACGGTATATGTCTGGTGTAAAAGGTGCTCCCTGCACAACAGCAATGAAATCTGATGTGCGTCGTCAGTATCAAGCAGATTGGCATCCAGATATGCAAGTGTTTGGCTTTACTGTAGAAGAAAAAAGTCGCGCTGATCGGTTTAGGGCAAACAATCCAGAGGTGGGTTTAGTCGTGCCGTTGATAACTGAAGGGTTTTCTAAAAACGACTGCTTCAATGTACTTTCTGCTGCCGGTATTGCATTGCCAAACATGTATGGTTTGGGATTTCGCAACAACAATTGTATAGGCTGCGTCAAATCCACCAGCGTTGTATATTGGCAAAAAGTCAGAAAATATTTTCCGCAAATCTTTGCGGAGCGGTGCGAATTAAGCCGCAAATTGGGGGTGCGGCTGATTCGCGTAAAAGGTGTTCGCGTGTTCCTAGATGAATTGCCGCTTGAGCCAAGTGACGAGCCTATGGAATCCGATATTGACTGCTCTATTCTTTGCATCACTGAAGAGGACCAAACACTATGAAATTCTCGTTTGATACCACTGACTTTGAGGATCGTCGTAACCGCCGTATCCTTGGGTATATTTACAACGAATTCGTCATCAAAGGAGACTTTGAAGACAACCTAACCAAGCCAAACTTTGCCGCTGCATCTTTGTCATCAGAGCAAATGACTGAGTATTTCGGCTGCAAAGTTGAAAACACGGCTCCGATTGTCTCTGAAGCCATTGTGCAAACTGATCTAGTGAATGAGCCGACCGTTGCTTCTGCGGTTGCGCCAGAAGAAGAACCTAAAGCAAAGCGTGGCCGCAAACCAAAAGTAAACGCAACCGCTGCTGAACTGCATCAGGCGCTTAAATCTGTTGAACATGACATTGAGGTTGCGCGTAGCGAATCTGATGTTGCGGCTATGGAAGCCATAATTGCGCCTACGGAAACGGATGAGCCGTTTGACCTGATGGATATTCTTGCCACACCATCGGCATCCCCTATTGTTGTCACAAGTGCTTCTGAATTGGTTGATAAGGTCCGCGCAATTATGATGGATCGTGGGCATGTCTGGATGCGCAACGTGCTGGAAGAGCACAAGAAAATCAGCAAGACCATTGCTGAATTGCCTGAAGAAAACCTGAGAGCCATTCTCGCCAACCCGGATAAATACAATGAATCTGTTTGATGAGATTGGCCGCGTAATCGGTGCTGTTCTCTTGACAGCAATGCTCTTTGTAGGATACGAAGAGATTTCTAAAGAGTATCAAATGCTTTTGCCAAGTACTACGCGGCAGGTCGGCTATTTCTTTGCTTTAACTTTAATCTTATGGGCTTTGTATGCAGTTACTACCTCAACATTCTGAACGCGCTCACTCGCCGCTTGGCGCATCTGCTTGTTCTCGCTGGTGGAATTGTCCTGGATCAATCCACCTTTCACGCAACATTCCCTCACGCAGCAGCGTGTATGCAAAGGAAGGGACTGTTGCTCACGAATTGGCTCAAAAATGCCTAGAGAGCGGTAAAGACGCTCATAAATTTCTTGGCAACACCATTGATGAGGTGCTTGTCACTGAAGAAATGGTTGAGGCGGTTCAAGAATATGTGGACGAGTGCAGAACGCAAGCAGCGCTTGGTACGCGCCCACCAATGATTGAAACGCGGATTTCGCTTGCGCGACTCAATCCACCAGATGATATGTTTGGCACGGCTGACTTCATGGTGGTGCAAGGACCGCTGCTTGTAGTGCTGGATTTGAAATATGGTAAGGGCGTTGCTGTTGCCGCAGAAGGCAATCCACAACTCAAATACTACGCCTTGGGCGCACTCTATGCGCTGCCTGACGATATTGGTATCCAGCGCATCCGCGTAGGCATTGTGCAGCCGCGTGCAGCGGGTGAAACCATCAAATACGCTGAATATGATGTGATGGAATTGCTGGAATGGTCAATTGAATTGATTGACCGTGCTCGTGTCGCCCTTGTTCCCACGGCTGAGGTTAATCCGGGATCATGGTGTCGGTTTTGCCCTGCCTCTGGCGTATGCCCTGCACAGGCGGAGAAAGCGATGCGTGCCGCGCAAGACGTGTTTACCGTGGATACTTCGTTTGCGAAAGTGCCAGCTATCCCTACCCTCTCTACGTTGACTGTAAATCAATTGGCCGTGCTCTTGGATGCGGCGGATCAAATTGAAGACCTTATCAAAGCGGCGCGTAGTGCTGCCACCGCAATGATTGAGGCTGATCCATTAGCGGTGCCAGGGTGGGAAATGGCCCCTAAGCGCGGAACTCGTCAATGGGTTGGCGAGTCAAGTGCTGAAAAACTGTTGCTTGACGAAGGTTTGCCTGAAGATAAAGTTTGGAAGCGTGAATTGGTTTCTCCCGCACAAGCAGAAGATGCGCTGGCGCGAGAACTGAAAGATAACGATCCAAAAACCTTCAAAACGCTTAAAGCCGCAAAAGAATACGCGAAAGAGCGGTTAAAGCATAACATTCACTCAATTTCTACTGGCCTTACATTGCGTAAGGTGCAGCAGGATACTGTAACATCTGCGCCGCAGGATGTTTTCAGTCTTTCATGAGCGGTCTGATATAACAAGGAACCAACGATGCTTATTACCCCTCCGGCTATGCTATCCTACCCTGCACTTCTTACGCCGCGTCTTGGGCCGAATCCCAAGCCGGGCGATTTGCCTACCTATGGCTGCACTTTGGTTTTTCCAAAGGACGCGGATTTGACTGAATTGAAGAACGCGGCCACGGCGGCGCTCAAAGAGCGTTTTGGCGACAAACTGCAATCGCTTTTGAAGAATGGCAGTTTGCGTATTCCGTTCCGTCCGGTTGGCGACAAGTATGATGAAGACACATATGGATACTTTATCAACGTGTCGGCAAAGACGACAAAGCCAGGGCTTGTTGACCGCTATGCTGGTCCTGACGGCAAACCCGCGCCGTTGACTGACGTGGATAAGTTGTATCCAGGCTGTATGGTGAAGGCCGCAGTCAGCGTGTATTCTTACGACAACAGCGGCAACAAGGGTGTTTCCTTTGGTTTGCAGCACATCCAATGGTGGGCTGAAGGCACGCGCCTTGATAACCGCAAAGCGGCGGCTGATGCGTTTGCGGCTGAGGCGCTTCCTGAAGCATCTTTGGCGGCTATGGGCGGTAGCAGTAAGGCGGATAGCCTTTCTGATCTTCTCGGCGGCTGATAACTACTTGACGTAAGGTATCAACCACGATACCTTACGTCAATCAACCTTTGATAAAGGATCGTGTGAAATGACCGAAGATGCACTTCCGCCAAAAACTCACAACATGGCTATGGATCGCCTGAAATCCATCATTGAGCGTTACGAACGACTTGACGAGGAAAAGAAGGCTCTTTCTTCTGATCAGCGCGACATCCTTCTTGAAGCCAAATCGGCAGGCTTTGACCCAAAAATTATTCGTGAAGTTTTGCGCCTGCGCAAGATGGATGCGGATGAATTGGAAGAGCGTGAAGCATTGATTGATACGTACAAAGCTGCGTTGAATATGTAAGATGCCTACAACTGAAGAACTTGCGAAAATCTGCCGAGGCCATACACCAATGGCTTTGGCAGCGTTTTATGATTGGGTGCATGCAGAGCAAGGCTTTAGTCTGCCTCCTCACATGCTTCCTGTCTGCTATGCGTTGACGGATACGCGAATTCGCAATCTTGCGGTGATCGTTGGGCCTGGATCATCAAAAAGCACATTGTTGTCTATCGTCTATCCTACATGGATGATTGGACATTCACCGGCAAATACCGTTTTGAACATCAGCGCGGGTGAAAGTCTACCGCAAGGCTTCCTTCTAAGCTGTGCGCGTGTGATTGAGAACTCAGATGCGTTCAAGTTGACCTTTCCAAAGGTGACGCCAGACAAGGGCGCGGGCTGGAGCACAGAGCGCGGCTTGTTTGTCACTGGGCATCCCCCTAGCGTTCCTGATGCCAATTATCTTGGCGTCGGGCTTGGGTCATCGGCATTGACAGGTAAGCACGCTAAGATCATCTTGTGTGACGATATTCATGATCGTGAAAATGCTTCCACGGCTGAAGCGTGTCAGAAAGTGCGGGATGCCTATAGCACAACCATCCTTGGCCGTGCCGATCCAAGTGGAGCACGGTTTATCGTGGCTGGCCGTCGCTGGTCACTGGATGATATCTATGGTGAATTGCTGACTAATGAGGCATATGTGGTGATGACGTTACCGTTTGAACGTGAAGGATCATCGCATCTATATTGGGATATCGCTGTGCCAGATGGCATGGCTTGCGTGTTCACGGATCGAAAGATCAGATGTGCAGATGGGGAATGGGTGAGTGTTTGAGCCTTGACGGCTTCCTAACTTTCTGTTATCATGATGTTGCGACTTGACGTAAGCGCCAATAGGTTGCCTATTATTCAAATCGCGGCACTTTGACTCCCGAATCGCGGCACTTTGACTCCCGAATAACTGAATACGGCCACTACAATACGATTTTCTCAGCCTCAACCCTCAATACGTTTAAGGACTACAACTAAATGGCTTTTCAAGTTAAAATTGACGATTCTCGTGATGAACTTTTAAGCGATTTTGGTAAAGCCACTTTATATGATCGATACCTTCTTCCAGATGAAACGCCTCAACAGTTATTTGCCCGCGTAGCCGCATATTATGCCGACGATGAGGCTCATGCCCAGCGGCTTTATGACTACATCAGTAAGCATTGGTTCATGCCTGCCACTCCCATTTTGAGCAATGGCGGAACGCAACGAGGGCTTCCCATAAGCTGCTTTCTTAATGAGGCATCTGACAGTTTAGAAGGCATTGTGGAATTGTGGAAAGAGAACGTCTATCTTGCGGCCAATGGCGGCGGCATTGGTTCTTATTTTGGAGCGTTGCGACCCATTGGTGATGATGTGCGCAAGACAGGTAAGACTTCTGGCATTATCCCTTTTGTGCATGTTGTTGACGGTATCACATTAGCTATCTCACAAGGCGGCATCCGTCGAGGGTCTGCAGCGGTTTACATACCGATCTCCCATCCAGAGGTTGAAGAATTCATTGAAATCCGTCGCCCCACGGGTGGCGATCCTAACCGCAAAGCCCTTAATTTGCATCACGGGCTTATGATTTCTGACGCTTTTATGCATGCTGTAGAACATGATTTAACTTGGTATTTGCGTTCTCCTAAAAACAATAACGTGGTGGCGACGGTTTCTGCACGTAAATTGTGGATCAGAATTTTGACTGCGCGTATTGAGACAGGAGAACCCTATTTGGTTTTTTCTGACAGAGTAGCCGAAGGTCAACCAGAACACCATAAATCTTTGGGCTTAAAAGTAAAAACAAGTAACCTTTGTTCCGAGATAACCTTGCCTACCGGCCCTGACCACCTTAATAAGCAACGCACTGCGGTATGTTGTTTATCTAGTTTAAATCTTGAACGGTTTTTGGAATGGCAATCTGAGCCTAAGTTTATTGAGGATGTTCTGCGCTTTCTGGATAATGTGCTTACAGACTTCATCAAAAAAGCCCCAAAGCAAATGAATCGCGCAGTTTATTCTGCTGAACGAGAACGATCCGTTGGACTAGGTGTTATGGGTTTTCATTCATTCCTGCAACAGCAAGGGATTCCGTTTGAAAGTGCAATGGCAAAAGTCTGGAACAAGCGCATGTTTGTGCAGATAAAGAAAGCAGCCGATGAAGCCTCTTTGGTTCTTGGCGAGGAAAGAGGCCCATGCCCTGATTCAGCCGAATGCGGCGGTAAAGAACGGTTTTCTCATAAGATGGCCATTGCTCCCACAGCTTCTATTTCTGTTATTACCGGAAGCACGTCGCCGGGAATTGAACCTATATCCGCTAATCTTTTTGTGCAAAAAACGCTTTCAGGCAGCTTTACTGTCCGTAATCGGCATTTGCAAAAATTGTTGGCTGAACGAGGGCAAGATAATCAGGAAGTTTGGTCATCAATTGCGGTGAATAAAGGCTCCGTACAACATCTTGAATGCCTTTCGCAAGACGAAAAGGACATTTACAGAACCGCTTTTGAACTAGACCAGCGTTGGGTGGTGGAACATGCTGTCGACCGCACCCCCTATATTTGCCAAAGCCAATCTGTTAATCTGTTTTTACCAGCGGATATACATAAGCGCGATCTACATCAGATACATTTTCAGGCTTGGAAAAAAGGAATGAAATCACTTTACTACTGCCGATCACTTGCTATCAACCGCGCCGATAATGTCAGTGAAAAAGTTGTGCTTAAAGAACGGGAAATCAATTACGAGGAGTGTCTAGCGTGTCAGTAAAAAAAGAATGTGGGCTTTTAACCTACAACCCTGTTTACAAGCCGTTTCGATATCCTTGGGCGTACGAGGCATGGAAAGCGCACGAGCAGATGCATTGGCTTGCAGACGAGACCCCGCTTGCTGATGACGTGAAGGATTGGCAAAAGTCACTCACACCAACTGAAAAAAATCTATTGACTCAAATTTTCCGGTTTTTTACGCAAGCGGATGTGGAGGTAAGTAATTGCTATAACCGTTTTTATCTTAATATCTTCAAGCCTACTGAAGTGCTGATGATGTTGTCTGGCTTCTCTAATCGAGAGAGCACGCATATTGCGGCCTATTCCTATCTTTTAGATACCGTGGGTATGCCAGAACTTGAGTATTCAGCCTTTATGCAATACAAGGAGATGAAAGATAAATTTGATTATTTTCAAAACTTTACGGTAGACAGCCCTTATGAAATTGCTAAGACGATGGCTGCATTTGGCGCGTTCACTGAGGGGCTACAGCTTTTTGCCTCATTTGCCATTTTGCTAAATTTCCCGCGCTTTAACAAAATGAAGGGCATGGGCCAGATTGTCACATGGAGTGTGCGTGATGAAACGGTGCATTGCCAAAACATCATCAAATTGTTTCATACGTTTTTAGACGAAAACAAAGGTTTATGGTCTAGGCAATTAAAGGATGAATTGCGAGAGATTTGCACTACGGTTGTATCGCATGAAGATGCTTTTGTTGATTTAGCGTTTAGTATGGGTGATGTGAACGGCTTGACAGCACAGGACATTAAGCAGTATATTAGGTATATTGCGGATCGTAGGTGTATTGAATTGAGAATGAAACCAATTTTCAAAGTGAAAGACAACCCGCTTCCTTGGCTGGATGAGCAGTTGAATGCCGTGGAGCACGCAAACTTTTTTGAAGCGCGGTCTACTGAATATTCTCGATCCGCAACGCGAGGTTTGTGGGATGAGGCGTTTGATTAAATGCAATATTTAGGCGGTAAACACCGGATTGCAAAGGAATTATGCGGGTTTATTAACCCGCTACTTTCCCGCTTTGAGTATTATATTGAACCTTTTGTTGGAGGCGCAAATATAGTATCTAAAATCAAGCATCCAAAACGCATAGCGATGGATGCGAATGCAGCGCTGATTACTTTATATCAAGCCCTGCAAAATGGTTGGGAGCCGCCGGATACTCTAAGTGAAGTTGAATATGCAGAACTGAAAGCAAACCAAGCCTCCCAAAATCCTTTAACTGCTTTTGCAGGCTTTGGTTGTTCTTTTGGAGGCAAGTGGTTTGGTGGGTATGCAAGAAACGCAATCGGGCACAATTACGCATTAAGTGCCAAAAACTCTATCAGAAAGAAATTCAAAACGCTTGAAGATGTAAAATTTATAGCAGGTGGATACGATACTTTTACTTATCCTAAAAGCAGTTTGATTTATTGCGACCCTCCATATGCAAATACAACTGGATATGACGGCGTAAAAGAGGCTTTTGATTCATCCGCATTTTGGGAATGGTGCCGTCAGCAAACCAGGAATGGCAATCTTGTGTTAGTGTCTGAATATGCGGCTCCTGAAGATTTTATGTCTGTCGTTACGATAGAAACAAAAACAGATATGCGAGATAAAACAGGTGGGAAAAGCGCACGGCGCGAAGAACTTTGGACGTATGTTGGATGAAACTCCTCAAGTGGCAATACGGCACGTCGCCTGATTCATCTGGATTCTTTTGGAATCTCATAGATTCCAACGGCGATAACCAGAAGAAAAGCGAATGGTTGCAGGTCAAGCGCAACAATCCTGTTGTTGCGCAAAACATCTACCAAGCCAATCCCGGTAACAGGCAAGGTGCCGTATTCCTTGAGGAATATTTCACTTACTTTCTACCTCCTGATAATTTGCATATCGGTATTGCAGCAAGCAACGTGCAAGAATTTGTGGGTAAGGGGGCGTATGTCGTTCAAGGGTGGGATACGGCGTTTAGTGCCAGCACTGATGCGGATCATTCTGTTTGCACTACAGGGTTAATGATGCCGTGCAACAAATACCATTGTGGCGAAGATGAAGCCACCTATGGCCCTTGCGAAGACCATTTTGATGTGCTCGTACTTGATGTATGGCGGGAGAAGGTGAATTTCGCAGGTGTACAAGCCGCCATGCGCGCTCAATACCAAAAATGGATGCCAACTGCGATTGTGGTTGAAAAACGTGCCTATGCCACGGCGGCTCTTGAAGCCTTAGAATCATCTGGTATGCCGTTGATCGGCGTCAACCCAATTGAAGGCAAGCGTGCGCGTGCTGTGGAAGGGCTAGGCGGCGCATCAACACAAGGCTGGTTCAAGCAGCACCGCGTAGCTTTCCCTGCCATAGCGCCTTGGCTGGATGCCCTGGAGGTGGAACTGAAAGACTTTACCGGCGAACGCGGCGGCAAAGATGACCAAGTGGATGCCTTGGTCCACATGGTAAACTTTGCCATTCGAGAAGGTACAAGTGCTGGTCGTTTTCCTGTTCAATGGGATTCAGTAGAAAAGATTGATCGGCTGATGAGCCATGCAGATAATCCGATTGAATCGCTCTTTACCCTCAGTGACGCCACTTTTGAATCACTGCTTAATTCAGGCTTTGTTACTAATCCATTTGACCAAACTTGCTCACACTGTAAACATTATCAAGCGGAACAATCGTTCTGCGGCTTTCATAAAAGGCGTTTTCCTGCTATAAGTATTTGTGACGATTTTTCCTCCACTACTAACTCTTTTAACTTTAGGTAAACCTCACTAATGGCAACGATTGTTCCTTCTGATGCATTTGACCCCAATGACGGCGCACCTGAAGGTGCTGCCTCTTGGCCGATTAATCCGTTAGCCATGAGCGCGGATCAATATGTTGATCGGCTAATGCAACCAATTGCGAGTACCCAAGAGATGTTTGCAAAATCCATTATGGAAATTGCAAAGAACACGCAATTGCCGCCGCAGATGCAATCTTTTGCTACAATTTCTATGATGCCTGAAGTGCATAATGGCGGTGTCTTGCAAGTTCCTGGCATCCCGCCAGAGGCGCTTCGCAAGATCGTACGAACGAACATTGGCCCTCAACTCATTATCATGCAGCGTGTGGCTGATATTCAATCGTACGCACAACTTTCAACCCATCCGTGGAAGCCTGGATGGAAGATTGAATTGACGAAAGCCCTGAAAACACCCTCCGATAAAGACAAGGCGGATATTGCTGAAGCAGAATGTTTTATCAGCAATTGTAATTCTGAATATGGTTGGGATGCAAATGCCCGCGATCAGGCGCAACTATCTAGTTTTGCGTCTTTTCTGACGCAGATTACCATTGATACTTACACATACGACAGTATTGCCGTCTGGAAAGACGTTAATCTGAAAGGTCAAGTCAAAGCCTTTAAGGCTCTCTCAGGGTTTAACATTCGATTTGCTGCACCGCAAGGCTATCAAGGCAACCCCGATAATTTTGCCGTTGCCGTGGATGAGGCTGGAACCATCATTCAAGTCTTCACCCGCGAAGAATTGAGTTATGTAACACGTAACAGCCGCGCAGATGCAGATATTGGTCCGTACGGATACAGCGAAGTGGAACAAGCTATCCGCGCCATCCAAGGCGCACAGAACACGCTTGATACGGCGGTGGATACCTTCAACCGCAATGCCGTGCCAAACGGAATGTTGACGGCCACGGGCATGTTCTCGCAACGGCAATTGGATTTGCTTGGCCGCGTGTTTAACAATTTGAAAAAAGGCGTGACAAAACAATGGGCGCTTCCTGTCATCCCGCTTCCTAAAGATGCCAAACTTGAGTTGATGAACCTCACGGCAATCAATGGTGAGGATATGCGGAATGAGGATTTGTTTAATGTGATGTGGGGGATTCTCTGCACCATTTACAAATTCCCTATTCAGCGGCTCGGATATAAGGCGTCTGGTAGAGGGCCTGATTCAGAGATGAATCAGAATAATAATGTTGGCCCGAACCACAGCATTGACGTTGGGCTAGAGCCACTGCTTAATACCTACGAAAACGTCATCAACCAATATCTCTTACGTTCACGTTGGCCGCATCTGCAATTCTCGTTTACGGGCAAAAGCCCCGCAGCGGATGCACGCGAATATGAAGCCCGTGCATTGGCAATGACGTGGGGTGAGCGGCGCAAAGCGGCGGATATGCAACCTCTTGAATCGCTTGCCACCTCTGAAGAGGAAAAGAAGATTGCGCGCCTGATGAGCCTTGCACCAAGCGATCCGACTTTGAGCGGTATTTTCCAAAATATCGCATCTGCCGTGATGGGTATCGGTAAAGAAGGCGGTTCACCTGAAACCATGTTTCCGTCAAAACGCGATCCAGCAAAAGGTTTAGCGCATGGTCATCAAGCCGGTGTTAGGCGCGATAGTGCTACGGAAGAAAAGTCTGCTGCTCCGTAAACAAAGTAAACGAGTTGACACCTATAACAAAATCTGCTAGAGAAGGCTTATGCAGGACACTCAGCAACGAATTCTTTTTTGCAACACCGACTATACGGGAGGGGCTTGGTATCGCATTTTAACACCAAGCACAACGCTTCAAAATTCCCATTACGCGCATACGGTTGCCTACGCGCAACCGCTTGATGAGGCGTCTATCAAGGTCCTTGCGCCAGATGTGGTAGTTTTTCAGCACCACGCTTCTGATCCAGAAATTCAAACTTTGCGCATGTATCGCAAAGCACTACCAAAAGCGTTTTTCATCTATGATATTGATGATGCCTTTTGGGCGGTCCCAAAAGAGAGTCTTCACTTCGCAGCGCTTCCTAAAGACATTGAATTGCGGATTATCACGGCGGCAAATCTTTGCGACCGGATCATCACTCCTACGGATTTTCTCGCATCTAAGATGCGCGAAAAAACCAAAGTAAAAGACATTCAAGTTCTACCTAACATGCTGAGGGCTGCTAATTTGCAGCAAATGACATCCACGCGCCGCAAAACGCGCACACAGCATGAGAAGCCGCGTGTGGGTTGGATCGGCGGTATCGGCCATGCAGGCGATATTGAAGTGCTTGAACATCTTGTGCAAAAATTGCATGATGAAGTGCAGTTTGTGTTCATGGGAATGACCCCTGAAAAGGTTGACCAAGCATGGCTGGAAATCCACGAGCCAGTGCCGATTCAAGAGTATCATCAAAAACTTGCATCGCTTGATCTTGATCTTGCACTTGCGCCGTTGGCCGACAATGAGTTTAACCGCTGTAAGAGCAGCCTGCGTGTGGTTGAATACGGTGCTTGCGGGTATCCTGTTATCGCCAGCGATATTGAGCCGTATAAGCACTTCACAAACATCACACGTTTACCTTTCTTGCCGCATGTGTGGGAAACGGCGGTGCGAGAAGCATTGCGCAACCCCTCTGCCTTAGAAGAGCAAGGAGAGAAACTTTATGCAGAGATCAACACTCATCATAAGGCTGAAACGCATGTTCAGAAATTGGCGAACGCATTTACGCCGCCTAAGAAAACATTTCATCTTCCGTCATCTCAGCCGGTAAGTGACGGTTTGCTCATTGTTGGCGGAGAAGTAGAAGGTTATACTTCTGCCAATTCATTTGAAGAAGCGCTTACTTATCCAACAGCAGACGTGCTTTGGCTTGCACCTGATACGCAAATGCGTGCAGAAGATGCTACGGCACTTGCTGAAAAAACGGCTGCTATGGGTGTTGGTAGCGCCTCTGCTTTTACCAATGATGGCTTGTATCCCGTTCAAGGCCAATTTGTTCCCCTTCAAAATGATGTTGTAAGTGCGATTCGTGTGGCCGCAGAGACTTGCGCAAACACGGAAAGCATCGTCGTTCCCTACCCAATTGGTTCTGCGGTGGTTTTGCGTGCAGCGGTACTCGCTGCTATTGGCGCACCAGATATGAAGCGGTTTGGCAGCAGGGCTGTTGCACTGCTTGATTGGGGCGCACGAGCGACAGAGGCGGGGTTTAGCGCGGTTCTCGCCCCTGGCGTATTTGCCCATGCGTTAAAGCATCATGACGATGGTGAAAACGAAGAAGCGGTTCGCGCATCTCAGGCATGGAATCCTGTCTTCACGCAAGAACTGTCTCGATTCAAACATCATGAGCAAGTCGCATTTGCAGCACAAAGTATTGAATTGATGCTCAACCGTGAGCAGTACAAACACCCTGCCACGTCAAAAGCGTATCAAGATTGGTTTCAAGTGTTTGCCTCTTTGTCGCCTAACGATAAAGATCGCGTCAAGGAAGAACTAAAAGACTGGAAAACTCTTCCTACTTTTAGCATCATCATGCCCGTATATAACCCCGATTTAGAGGCATTTCGTGAGGCAATTGCTTCTGTAGAGGCGCAAATTTATCCACATTGGGAATTGTTGATCGTTGACGACGCCAGCACTAACCCGGCTGTATGGGGTGAAATCAATTTTGCCGCAGAGCGCGATCCACGGATTAAGATCAAACGCCGTGACGAAAATGGCCATATCTGCGCCGCCAGCAATGATGCTATTGAGATGGCCTCTGGCGAATGGATGATATGCCTAGATAATGACGACACGATTGAAGATTATGCTCTGTATGCAGTCGCTAAAACGATTGTGGAAAAACCTGATCTGCAATTCATCTATAGCGACTGCGATAAAATCTCGCCGGAAGGCAATCTGATTGACCCGTATTTTGCGCCTGACTTCAATTATGATTTGCTGTTGGCGCAAAACTATGTGACGCATCTGAGCGCCTATCGACTTGATAAGGTGAAAGAATTAGGCGGCTACGTGCTTGGTACGCATGGATCGCAAGATTGGGATATGGTATTGCGCTATCTACCGGCTACATGCGGCTTTCCGATTGATCGCAGCAAAATCCACCATATTCAGCAAGTGCTATATCATTGGAGACAATCAGATAGTTCTGCGGCGGGTTCTGTGAACGCTAAACCATATGCTTATCCGACAGGACGCAAGGCTGTGCTTGACCATCTGAAAGCCACTAATCAAGCTGCGGCAATGCAGCCTCACCCGCTAAGCCCTTCTTTCAATATGGTGCGCTATCTTATGCCTAAAGAATTGCCGCTTGCCAGTATTATCATTCAGACTCGTGATAATCCTGAACAACTTGGGCAGTGTATCAACTCTTTGGTGGATACAACTCTTTACGGCAACTACGAAATCATTGTTTTGGATAATGGTTGGAAGAAGAACGCACTACGCGACGTTAAGCATAAAGACCGCGTAACGCTGGTTGCAAATACAGGCCCGTTCAATTATGCGGCTGCAAACAACAAAGGTGCAGAGTTAGCCAAAGGTGAATTACTGTGCTTCTTGAATGATGATACGCAAATCATTGAATCGGCGTGGCTGAATGACCTTTGTGGCGCAGCCTTGAGGCCGTGGGTAGGGGCGGTTGGCCCTCGCCTCATCTATGCTGACGGCACTGTGCAGCAGTGTGGCACTATGATTAACATGGATGCGCCGTTCCCGACAAAAGCGATCCACGCTTTCCAGCGCAACCATATTCAAAACCCTGGAACAGTTGGGCGCGGAGTGCTTGCTTCTGAATGGGCAGCGGTCTCAGGCGCGTGCATGGTTATTCGCAAAAGTGTTTATACTGAAATGAACGGTATGGATGCTAAAACTTTCCCTCGTGACTACAATGATGTGGATTTGTGTCTGCGCCTGATGCAAAAAAACTATGTGAACGTGACTGTTGCGCATATCTTAGTTTTGCATCACGAAGCACAAACAAAATCGCGTTGGAAACAAGAGCATGATGCAGAAGCGTTACGTGCAGATGAAGCGGCTTTGGTTGCACGACATGGCAGTTTTGTTGATCCATATTGGAACAAGAATCTTGCATTTACGCCTAACTTGGATCAAATCAGCGGCCAACCGCCTAAGATCATTGGTGCTGAAGATGAGATGCGTGAGCGGGTATTGGTGGTGAACGGAAACCATGAAATCGCTCTTTGGTATTATGCGGAAGGATATTTGCCGTATTGTGCCTCCCTTAATGGGCATCAAATGGCTATGAATTATCCGCGTATGGACCGCGTGAATGTTATGGATACTCGCGATCCTCCAGCAGACCTACTTTTTGTGTGCCAATTGCTAGGCATTACAAAAGTGATTTTGCATGGTATTGGTGAAGGCACTTATGGTATTCTACCTCATCTTCAACAACTTGAGGAATATGGTTTAGTGGTTGAATACAATCCTATCCCTGCACCGAAAGAAGAAATGCTGCCAGACCCAATTAAGGCGTTCTTGTGGGCATCGGCTACAAAGATGAACTTAGATGACGCGGCCCAGTCTTAATCACTTTAATTATGATGAGTTAGATCAGCACTGCCATTGTACTTTGTGTGAGGTAGAGCGAGATGCAGCAGCCATCTATACAGACTTTACCGATGGCCACGAACTCCATATATGGACTTGCCAATGCAAAGAGTGCAAACAGCGCGGAAAGTTGTATGAGGATTTGCTGTTAGCCACGGTTAAGCGTGATACCTACAGCGAGTTGTCATATCTGGTGCAAAAACATCCAGAAAAAGGCCCGTTTTTGGCTTGGGTTTGGCGTACAACGCAGCACTTGAATACGCAAAAAAAGACGTTCTCGCGTAATTGGTGGATCAACCGAGGCATCGTTACGACGCTTGGTTGGTGGTTTCGCAAGTGGCATATGGTAAGTGGCGTGGATCTGCTTGCAGACCTTGACAAACCATAATTTTTCTGTTAGGCGAGTTAATCAACTTCAACGAGGTGTTTTCGTGGATATGAACCAAACAGCTAAAAAGCTGTACGATGATGAAGTGAAGAAAAATGGCGAGACAGGGGCATATGCACGCGCAGCAAAGCGTGCCGGTATCAGCCGCTCCGCTCTGCGCCATCGTGTGCTTTCAGCAATGACAGGCAAAACAGATAAAGTGCTAGAGCCGTCTATGTCAGAGCGCGCAGACTTTCAATTGCTCAAATACCGCAATGAGCGCCTTGCGCGACAAAACAAGGAATCAGAACTTGCTTTGGCGCATTTGCAAGAATTAGAGCGCACGGCAATTGCGCTTCGCGATACGATGCCGCCGCTTCCTGATTGGGCTATTGACCATGCGGCTAAACCTGATCATCCGGGCCTACCAATTTACCATTGGTCGGATTGGCATCTTGGGGAAGTGGTTGATCCAAAACAAATGCATGGATACAATGCATTTAATCGTGAGATTGCAGAGCAGCGTGTTATTACGCTTGTGCGCAATTCGTTGATGATGACGAAAGAAGTTCTTGGGCATCATAAACCAAACGGATGTGTCATTTTTCTAGGCGGCGACTTTGTAAGCGGCTGGCTGCACCAAGAATTAGTGGCCACCGACGACATGACACCTTTGCAAGCCATGAGAACTGCAACTACATGGCTTCGTGCTGCACTTCTTGAAATGGTAAAGTTCTTTGGCAAGATCACTGTGATTGGTGCTCCTGGCAATCACGGACGACTCTTTCACCGCCCGCCAGGAAAACTAGGGGCTTATCAAGCGTTTGATTGGCTGATCTATGGGCATTTGCAAGATTTGTTTGAGGAAGATAAGCGTTTCACTTTTATCATTCCCGGTGAAGGCGAATATCTTGCTGAGTTGAACGGGCGGCGATATATGTTCATGCATGGGCATGAGTTGGGTGTGAAGGGCGGCGATGGCATCATTGGTGCTATCGGGCCTATCATGCGTGGCGCACAGAAGGTAGGGCGCTCCTCTGCCAGCATTGGCCGTGATTTTGATACGCTTGTGATTGGGCATTTTCATCAACCACTCTTGCTTCCTGGCATTATCGTGAATTGCGCTCTTAAAGGATGGGACGAGTACGCACGTAGAGAGCGATATCGTGCAAACCCCCCATCACAAGTTATGTGGTTTAGCCACCCTAAATACGGGGTTGTTCACTTTAATGAAATTTTCGTTGAAAAACCAGGAAGGACATACGAATGAATATCGTTGACGATACCAAAAAAGACAATGTTACTGCCAAGAGTAAATTAAGGGTTGTTACTGGCGAAGAAAAATTGCCGGAAAACATTTATGAAGGCCGTATCAATCAAATCTTTGAGCAGTGCAAAAAAGATTGCCCTATCACGATCTTTATAGCGTGGGAGACGGCAGACAATACGATGCAGGTCCGCTCCATTCCAGACTCTTACTCTCTCCAACGTGGTATTGCAGGGCGTATTTCCGCTTTGTATTTCGGGGATATGGAAGAAGTGGAATAACTTATCTTTGCGCTACTGGCAGCAAGAAGGATCGGGAAAATTTGTCGCCAAGATAGGTATAGCAAGTGCTTGAGAGATAACCATGTGTAAAGCCCTTTTGAGGTGGTGAAAGAAGTTGCTCTTACACTATACCACAAAAGGGCTTTATCAACTTGGGGTTAGTCAAACAAAAATATTGTCCTCAAGCCAACGCAGTGCGTCAGCGTCGTCTTCATCCACGTCAAACGGAACCATAGGATTTTCGTCAACATAGCCTTCAATCGCTTCAACGGCACGGCGGATTGCTTGGAAATGCGGACGCAGTTTAGCAGTTAGGTCAGTGGACACAGTAGATTACTCCAGCTAAGAAAATTGGAATTGCAACAGCAAAAAAGATGGCGAGAAAGCCTCCAGCAAAACGCCAATGGCGGCGCTTACTTTCAGTTTTTTCTCCCCACGCGGCCATTTCAGCATACAGAATTTTTGCTTCCGCATGCGAAATGTCCTCATTGATGCTCATCACGCACTCAGAAGCACTTGACGTGCTTGCGCGGGAGTCATGCTTTGTGATGCCGCAGCCGGGACCGCAAGGCCAATGGCTGATTCAATCACCGGCAAGAGTACCACCGCCGCTTTTAGCACAAGGCTGATTTGTGACGGCAGCGGAAACGATGCAAGCAATGACACCAAAGCATTGACGTTACCCTCAATCTTCAGCACAAGCGGCTGCGCCGCAGTTGTAGTCAGGCTGCTACTCACTGAAGCGGCAACCACTTTGATGTCACTAATCAAAGATGTCGCAGCCGTAGCTACGGGAGAGGAAAGGATGCTCAAAGCCTGAAGAGCCGGGATTTCAGCACTCAATCCTACCGCAATCGTGTTCACGTCTTGAACGACTTGTGCAGTCACTTGTGCCGCAGTGAGATTGGCACAACCAGCAAGCAAGCCTGCTGCGCCAATAGCCGGAACTGCCGCAAGGGCAGCGCGTCGAGAGAGGTTCATGGTATTACGCCTTTGTGGTAGGAACAGTGGCGGTGCCAGTCGCTACATTTGCGCCAGCTTTCTCAGCCGCAATGGCATTGATGGCGTCAGTAACGATGCTTTCAACGTCTTTAGCCGCCACGGTGTTGTCAGGCAGAACAATAAGCACAACGCCGTAAGCGATCAGCGGAAGCGCGTGAATCCACGAAATAGTGCCTGCAGTCGCAGAGCCAATAGCACCAATGATGGCGACTTCACCGGCTTTAGATGTAGGCGACGAAAACCACTTAACAATTTTATTCACGGTTTAACTCCGAAAAAAGAGGAAAGGATAGCGTAGTGTGTATAGTGTTTTTAGGGCGACGTGTCAAGGCCACCAAGCGATTTAATCGCTGCTTCCAAAGCAGCCATATTCCAATCGCTAAACGTCATTTGGCCCTTACGGATGGATGCCGCATCAAGTAGGACGTACGCCTCATCACATTGCTGATCCATAAAGTTTTTGGTCACTGGTAGCCATTCAGCCCAAGATGTGACACGATACAAGCCATTGGAATCAAATGCGTTGCATGAAATGCAGTGTCCACCCCAAGTTGCAGAACCAGCAACATAATCCCAGGTTGTTTGTGTTTGCTGCGCTTCATCAAGAGTAACGCCAATATACACATCGCCAAAAATCTCAATTGCCGCATGCATAAGCGTGGGATTATGCGGATCAATAGATGCATAACCCAACAGTTTATTCGCGGTGCCGCGCACTGGGTAGCCTTGGCTCATCCAAGACTGGATGCATTCAATCAGCGTAGCACCTTGGTCTGTTGCAGGGTCTCCAGGAATAAAACCAAACCGCTCATAAAAACTCAAAATATCAGCGGTTGTCGGCGGATTGGTATGCCCTGCAAAAATTGATCGGGCGAGCAGCGTATTAGCAATCCCAACGCTTGTGCAGTCTCCATATCGATCATTGTCGCCCATTAACCAAGTAGCCACTTCACTTGCACGCAGACATTCATGAAGTGGATTATAGTACTGCATTGACGGAGCCAAGTCAGTCAATTTTACCGTACGTGGATCGTGAACAGCCGGTTTACGACCAAGGCATTTATTAAGCATTCTGCAATTTCTCCGCAGCAATAAGAGAGCGATCAACCCGGCCAATCCAGCCATCACCAAAGATGTCAAAATCGGCTAGGCTTTGGTAGTAAGTATCATGTGCATCTGCTAAAGCAGAAAGCAAATCGCGTTGCTTTGCGAAGGCAGAGCAGGCGGCAAGTGTGATGGGGCCGATTGCACCGTCCTCTGCCACACCTACAATACGCTGTAACTCCATCGCAGATGTTTGTGGGCCAGCATTGACGCCAAAATCCCATACCATCAAATCCACCCCTGCTGGCAAATTATTGCCGTTGACAGGAAGCCAATAATTTTGATGATAAATAGCAGCAGCCGTTGCGCGAGTGAGGTTTTTCACCTCATCAACCGTGCAAGTGCGGTGCAGCCAATCAGAGAGAGTCATAAAGGTGATACCCATATTTGTTGGCCCTCCAGGGTCTTGAGGGTCGTTCACGTAGCCCCCCTCTTCCAACAGGGTAAAATCCAGACACGTTTGCCAATTAATCTGCATTTTTCTTTTTCTCCACTAAGACTTCTTTGATGGGTTGTAGAAGGGCTACTTGTGCAGCAACCACTTCCATGAGATGTAGGGTGTAAAGGGCTTGCTTCCGCTGCAAATCCTCTTGCACCGCTTGTAGTTTTTCGTTGTGCCGCTGCATGGTCATGATGATGATATTTTGCAGATATGAGAAAAAAGTCAGCAACAATGTTAAGAAAATGAAGGGGTATGGATCAAAATCATCTTTTGTTACCGTGTTCCAAATAGCATAGCCAATGCAAAGACTTGTGGTAAGCCAAAAGGCAAACCAACTTCTTGTTGTAAAATCAAGGATTTTATCAACAGATTTCAAGACCGCCTTCACCTATTTATCGGACGTGGACGAGATAGAGCACAATCATTATTAGCACACCTACGATGCCGCCCAAAGCACCTGTAAGAGTATTGCTTGTCTTAAGTGATTGCGCGCCCCATTGAGGCATAGAATTAAGAGCACCAATCACTACATTGTTAAGAGACGTATTGACTTTATTGAAATTTTCTGAGACATCGCCACGAAAATCTTTTAAGTCTGCTTTAATTTCATTCATGTCATCCTCTAGCACGCGCACACGTTCTTCCAAGCGAGCGTGCATCGCGGGGAGACCTAAGAGTTCGGGGGGAAGTTCAAGAGCCATTTTAATTAACCTTTTTCAGTACAGTTGTTAGTGCAACATCACGAGGAGTAATAAAATTAATATGTGCTGTATCTAATATTTGGTAGTGACTCAATTTGAAATCTCCAAACTAATATTTTCAGGAGAACGCTTGAACCACTGTTCTACGTTAACCTCCCTTCGGGCCACTACGCCCGAAAAACCGCGATCAAGGATGTTTAGCGCTGCATTGTGGTCCCTGTCAAGAACCAATCCACACTCCAAACATGCATGCGTGCGATCTTGCAACCGTTTCCGCACAATTGCGCCGCAACCGGAACAGAGTTGTGACGTGTTATGTGGATTGACGGCAATAAGTTGAACACCAGCCCTTGCAGCCTTGTATTTCAACATTTCAAACCATGCGCTCCAGGATGCATCGTGGATGGATCGCGCCATCGTCGTATGCACCATTTTGCTCACGTTTAGCGCTTCTACCGCAATCCCGTCATATTGCTTCACGAGAGCGGCTGAAGTTTGATGGAGAAAAGTTTTGCGCGTATTGGCAATCTTACGACTCAAAACCGCAAC